ATGAGTTTTGATACTGTTGAACCACCAAATCAACCTTCCTTTTTAGGGTTTGTAACTCCTGATGATATAGCAAACTTCCCTGAATGTCAACCTACATTAAATAATGCAGTTGATCCTCGTAAATCATTATTTTTATCAGATGTAGATTATTCAACTGGTATCAACACACCTCAAAATATTGGGCTTATTGTAGGGGGTAGTGCTACTAAAGCAGCGACTCCGGACTCAAACTACTCACAATATTCACATACGTTGATAAGATATTATGGAGTAAAGACAAACAGAGAAGCAGTAAATACGGGTTCATTTGCAGTGTATGACCCTTATATTCCTGAAAACTCATCTCCTTATTCCTTTACGTCAGATAACTTAGGAGCTGTACCAAACGTATCTTTGTTGAACTATTACACAGGATACTTCAACAGAATAGTAGATCCTTATCCTTTATTAAACAATAAGACGGCATACTTTGTTAAGTTCTTAGTTGATGCGAATGAGGACGTATTAGATCCTTCATTATCTGAGGCAGGTCTTAATAATATAAAATCAACTTATTCTGTTAATGATGTAAATGGGAAGCCTGTTAATGCAAAAGCATCTGTTATTTCACAGACTGATGCTGATGAGTTAAAAGACTTGGAAGAGTTAAAACCTGTATTTAAGGTAGCAGAGTTCCCAACACCTGTAATGTATTCTCAAAACTCATCTAACGGGTTCTCAACAACAATACCAGTAACAAATGGTGCCTCTACTATTACAGGAGCATCTCCCTTTTGGGATTATACAGGAACAGATTTGAAGGAGATTTACTTTGTTCCTACAAACTTAGCAGGGATATATGCTACAGGATATAACCAAGAAGATTTAACTTATACTCCTGGACCAAACAATGACTTTCCTCTTGGGGTAGAGCCTTCTTACACGAAGTTCCCACCTGTAACAGAGAAGTTTGAGTTCAAAAAAGGAGATGAAATAAGGTTTGAAAACAACGAGAGCTTGTCTTATCGAATAAATAGTGTTACATTAAGTAATATAGGGGGTACATTTAGACCTGTAATAACAGTTGACAGAGATATTCCNGCAACTACAAACTTAAATTTCTTTGTAGTTAGGAGATATAAAGACATAAGTAACTATGTAATATTGGATCAACAGAAGCCTTATTCTATTCCACCAAGTGCTTCTTCTGCTCCAGGTATACTTTCTACGCAATATCAAGTAGATAGATTAGATACAAATCCTGATGAAGTTATATCAGGATTAATAGAAAAAGGACTAATATAATATTTATAATAAAACTATACTCACATGGGTTTCCAGAATCAAAGTAGAATAACCGTTGATGCTATCCTTACTAAAAAGGGAAGAGAAGCACTAGCACGTAACGATGGTTCATTCAGAATCACACAATTTGCATTAGCTGATGACGAGATTGATTATACACAATACAATCCAAATCACCCATCAGGGTCATCATTTTATGGTGAAGCAATAGATAACATGCCATTACTCGAAGCATTCCCTGATGAGTCACAGATAATGAAATATAAGTTAGCGACTCTTCCAAGAGGGACAGCTAAGCTTCCTGTATTAGATTTAGGATATACAGCTATTACGTTAAAGCAAGGAGCTCAGTTATCAATAACTCCACAAACGTTAAACTATTTAGATAGTGCTCAATCATTCGAGACTTCTGGATATTCTGCTACTATTGCTGACGTTCGATTATTATCTACTTTTAATGGAGTAGGTATTAATACAGACGCAGCGCAGCAAGCAAATAATGCGGCTACAACTACTGTAGGTACTAACGTATCAAAAACAGTAATCGGAACTCAAATAAACTTAAGAGCTACTACGATTAACACATTATTTGGATCTAACTCAAGTATCAAAACAACACTTACAGTTGTTGGATTAGATTCTGGAGCACGTATTACTATACCGATTACAATCAATAAAACAGCTACAACATAATAAGATATGGGATTCAAAAGATTAGATCCAGAAGATTTTTTAGTTAGTGCTGATTCAGTATCACAAACAGTATGGAGTGATAGAAAAGCTGAACTTAACACTTTTTTCACTTCTTCTGCACAGAACGTTGCTTCTGTATCAGGTGATTATTACTTAGCAGTTTATCAGACTGCATCAAACTCTACAGCAGCTGAGACTCAGTTTGATATTGCTTACGGAGATAAGACTTCTGGAGGAGGTATTTACTTCAATGACGCTGTAACAGACAAGTCTCCCACTTCTACTATCTACGGACAGTTTAGAAGTTTAGTATTAGAAGATGAGGATTCTGATTTTACTTTTGGTACTGCAGCTACTGGAACTTACATCTATGTAATGTCTATTGAGAGAGCCAGATATAAGGAAAAACTTCTTCCTGGTTCTTTTAACATTACATTACAAGGTGCAACTGGTAATCCTATTTATCTTACTGACAACTCAAAAGAAGTAACTGTTCCTGATTATTTTGGAGCACAGCGAGCATATCAAATAGTAAGAACAACAAGTGCTACTACTTATGGAACTTCTAATGGTATCAATGGCGGATACACAACTACTTACGGGTCTTACGGACTATATTTACCGGATACGGGACTTATTTTATTTAATGGGCAGGCATTAGACTTGACTCCTGGTTCTCCAACAGCAACTAATTCTGACTATGGTATTGGNCTTGGAACAGACAGAACATTAAACACAGATGCTAATAACTCAGGTAAGTTATACAATGCTATTGTAAGGGGAGGTTCATTTAAAGTAAACTGCGAAGAGACGCTATCATCTGATTTTGTATTTGTAAGAGCGAGGAATGCTGAGTTCAACTATTCAGAGAATCCATCGTTCATAAAAGGAACTACAGGTGAAGTTTATTGGGACTATTTCATTAACTCACCACAATCATATATTACAACAGTTGGGCTCTACAACGACAACAACGATTTACTTGCCGTAGCAAAGTTATCTAAACCATTACCCAAAGACTTTACCAAAGAGGCACTAATAAGAGTCAAGTTAGATTTCTAAAACGTTGATAATCAATAACTTAGATAATGAATGAGTGCTTTCAAACAGTTAAACTCGAACGACATAATAATCTCTCCCTTAGAAGTAAACAAGGGGTATGAGGCACGCACAGTACCTTTAACAGCATCTGGTGGGGGTTATTCATTCATAGACTATTCATTTGGGGTTTATGGAGAGTTTGCTAGAGAGTCATCAAACTGGGCTAACGATATAGGAATAGACAGGTATTTAGCTAGGAACGTAAAATACACAGCAACAGGGCAAACAACGGGTTACTTTGCTGATTACAATGTAGGTTCGGTATTTCAATCGGTAAAACACTTATACTACTCAAACTTTGCATCATCTTCGAGAGATGAAAATGGAAGATACATTTCTTCTGATGTGAACCTACCTTATTTTAGACCTGATGGAGTAGTAACTGGTAGTGTTTACAATCCTATTTACGATAACTACAGACAAACTGATTTGATAGAGGATAAGACTATTCCTTCACAATCAGACGCATTACTTGGGGTGTTATCTATCCCTTCTGGACTTTATGGAGATTACATACAACCTGGAAGTTTTAGATTATCTGCTCCGCCTTACTCAGGCTCTGGGGGAGGAACAATTTTTGACGATGGGGAAGGTAGATTAATATCTGGATCTTCAGGGGGAGTAGTTGGTAACATTATTTATACACACGGGTTAGCTATACTAACTAACTACAGTAAATCAGGATATAGTTTTCAAGACTATTCTGAACCTGCTTACGGTCCATCACTAGGAGGGGATTATTATTTTTATTCTTTCTTTTCAGGATCAGAAGCAACTTGTAGTTTCTCGTCTTCGTATACAATGTATGAAACTCAATATAAATGTACGATAGGGGAGAGTGAATATAACTACACACAAAATCCTACTGCACTAAGCGGCAGTAATGGGAACCCGTATGGTTTTGTCACGTCATCATTTTTCAGTCCTTATGTAACAACTGTAGGGCTTTATAATGATGCATATGAATTGCTTGCAGTAGGAAAATTAGGGAAACCTTTACCTACTTCTAACTTAACAGATACAACAATATTAGTAAATATCGATAGGCAATAGATTTATGGATATTTATATAAAACAGCAGTACTAATGAATAACACTTACCATTTCACATATCAAACTAAAAATCTTATCAATGGGAAGACATACGTAGGTGTACACTCAACTGATAACTTACAAGATGGATATATAGGTAGCGGAAAAATTTTGAAACAAGCTGTAAAAAAATACGGCAAGTTAAACTTTGTATGTACACCACTATCTTTCTTTGATACTAAAAAGGAAGCGTACGAAGAGGAGAAATTTTTAGTAAATGAGATATGGGTAAATGAGTCTAGTAACTACAATCAATGTCTTGGTGGTGAAGGAGGCATTAAATATC